AAGGTAGCTAAGTCTAAACTATTTTAAAATGAAAACTATTATCTCTACAAACATAATGACTATTTTGAAAACACTACTTTTATTTTTTGCGCCTATTAATGGAATTATAATACTTGTTATATTATCAATCTTAATAGATACAGGTTTTGGTGTTTGGAGAGCATACAAGACAGGAGAAGGTGTTTCATCTAAAATATTTAGACATGGCTTAATCCCTAAAATGATTTCTTATGTAGTTGCTATAATGTTAGTATATGCTGCGGACTTTCTTTTGATAAATGTTATTACACATTCTGTAATAAGCATAGACTTCTTATTTACAAAAGTAATTGCGCTTGTACTTCTTTCTATTGAAGTAAAAAGTATAGATGAAAATTTTACTGCTGTAAAAGGATATTCTTTTCTTAAGAAGATTATTGATTTAGTAATGAAAGCTAAGAACATAAAAAAGAACCTAAATGAGTTATAGTTTTTTAAATACAGAAAAATCACCAAAGATTCTTGTTCAAGCAGTTAAGCTTATAGGGGTGAAAGAGGTTGTAGGAAAAGTTCATAATCCAGTTATTATGGCTTGGGCTAAAGACCTTGACTTACAAAAGATTTATACAGCAGATGAGATTCCTTGGTGTGGATTATTTATTGCGTATGCTTGTCATAAAGCAGGATTAGAAGTAATAGACAAACCTTTATGGGCTTTGTCTTGGGCAAAATGGGGAACTAAAGTTACTGAACCTATGTTAGGTGATATACTTACCTTCAAAAGAGATGGTGGCGGTCACGTTGGAATCTATGTAGGAGAAGATAAAGATTGTTATCATGTACTTGGTGGAAATCAAGGAAATGCAGTATCAGTAACTAGAATTGTTAAATCAAGATTATATCAAGCAAGAAGAACAGCATGGAAAGTTGCTCAACCAGCAAATGTCCGTAAGGTTCATTTAGATGCTAAAGGGGTAATCAGTAAAAACGAAGCGTAATGAAAATAAGAAACTCTTGGAAAGCAAGAAATAAACAATGGGATAAGTTTGCCATTAGATGTAGATTAGGTGCTATAGATGTATTTACTTTAGAAATAGATATATCTAGAGAATTCTACATGATAACAATATTAAATTTCACAATTAAAAATAGATAATTATGAAAAATTTTAAAGGACTTCACACGTATGCTGTAGGAGGAATAAATACATTTGATTTTGCATCGGGTAACAAAGCAACTACAAATATGATAACAAGTAATGCATCTAGAGTACCAGAAGCTATGTTAAGTATTGGTGGTAACGAAACAAGAAAAGGTAAAAAAAATAATAAATGCAAAAAAAATCAATTTAATTGCCATAGACCAAATCATTAATATTATAAAGTATTACATTAACCCAGGTATCATAAGTATCTGGGTTTTTTGCATTTAAATATTTGAAGTTTAAACTTAAATGTATATATTTGTTTAAACTTTAAAAGTATAACAATGGAAAACCAACATGAAGTAGAAGAAGAATTAACTCTAGAAGAGTTAACAGCTAAGAAAGAAGAGATGCTAAAGTTCTATACAGAATCTTTACCTTACTTAGAAGCACAAGAAAAATATGAGACTTTACTTGCTAGTATTGATGAAGCTAGATTTAAAAGAACTCAAATTCAAATGCAGTATGCTAGAATGAGTCAGCAAGAACATGAACATGCAGCTGGCATGGAAAAGTATAAAATGGAAGAGGAAGAAAAGGAAACTGAAGAGCCTAAAAGAACATTAAAAAAATCATAATAAAATGGCATTAGTTAACCAAGTACAAAAACGTGCTGTTATGACTAAGCAAGAAATAATTAAATTTCAGATAATCACTCATTGTTACTTAAATAATATAACAATGAGTGAATCTGATCTTAAATGTTTAACCTTGTTGAGTATAACAGGTTCTATTGAATTAACACATTTTTGTTATGATGCATCTTCAGAAGAAGATCCAATTTTTAAATCTGCTCAAACAGTGAGAAATGCTATTAATAAATCTGAAAAAAATAACTTAGTTGTAAAGGATAAGGATAATAAAAAACTTATTATGATTAATCCAGAATTAAAAATACAAACAACAGGAGATATATTATTAGATTATAAATTTTTAGGTAAATGATTCCAAAAAAACCTAAACAAATTATAAAGCAATTAGTTGAAGATAATGATTTAAATGAGTTATTAGTAGATAGTATTATAACTTTCTTTTATAAAGAAGTTAGACAAGAACTAACATCAATGAATCATACTAAAATAAATATTGATGGGTTAGGTCAGTTTGTAGTTAAACCACGAACTGTAGATAATTTAATATTAAAGTATGAAAGAATAATTGCAAAACTTAATACATACTCCTATAAAAATTATCATAATAAAGTCAGGTTAACATCAAGATTAAAAGACCTTTATAATATTAAAGTTAAGTTAGATGAAAATAGACTGAAAAAAGAAACCTTTTTAATTGAAAAAAATGCAAGGAAAATTAACAACAATCTGGAAGAATAGAAAACAAATTCTTGAAGGAGTTACAAATAGTATTATTCGTGATGAATTTGTAGAAACAATTGCAGAACAAAGACTAATAGTTTGTCATGCTTGTCCTAAAAAAGATATAGAAGGTAGTAAATGTGTAATGCCAGGTACTCAACCTTGTTGTTCACTATGTGGATGTTCACTTAAGTTTAAAGTAAGAGCTCTATCTTCAGACTGTCCTGCACATAAATGGAAAGCATTGATAACAGAAAAAGATGAGACTAAATTAAATAATTTATAACCATTAAAATAATAACTAATTTAAAAGAAAATGAGTATATATTTTAAAGCAGAAGATCACAGTTATACTAGTCTTGATCATGATAATCCTATAAATTGGACAAGTGTTACTACATTAATATCTCAATTTAAAGAACCTTTTGATGCAGAAGCAGTTGCACTTAAATGTTCTAAACAAAAAAGTTCTAAATGGTTTGGATTAACTCCTGAATCTATACGGGCAATATGGAAATCTGAATCTGATAGAGCAAGTGGTTTAGGTACATTTTACCATAATCAACGGGAAACTGACTTATGTAGTTTAGCATCTATAGAAAGAGAAGGTATACCGCTTCCAGTATATACGCCTGTTGAAACAGATGGTATTAAATATGCACCGAATCAAAAGATTACAGATGGTATATATCCTGAGCATATGGTATATTTAAAATCAGCCGGTATATGTGGACAATCAGATTTAGTAGAAATAGTAAATGGTCACGTAGATATAATAGATTATAAAACTAACAAAGAAATCAAAACTGAATCTTATAAAAACTGGGAAGGTGTATCTAAAAAAATGTTATTTCCAATAGCACATTTAGATGATTGTAGTTTTGTACACTATGCTTTACAATTAAGTATATACATGTACATTATATTAAAACATAATCCTAAGTTACAAGTAGGCAAGATGTATTTACATCACATAACATTTGAAAATGATGATATAGATAAATGGGGATATCCTATTACTAAGTATGATCAAGATAATAATCCTATTGTAAAAGAAGTTATTCCAATTGAAGTACCATATCTAAAAGATGAAGTAATTAGTATAGTTAACTGGTTACATGATAACAAACATAAACTTAAAAAGAAATAATTATGAAGTTATATCAAGTAAGGCATTATGACAAGAATTATCCAGGAAGAACAATTATATTAGGTTATTCAGGCTTAGTATTATTTAGATATAAAGATAAGATACTTGTAAAGATTAAACCAAATAAAAAACTAACCAGAAACTATTCAGAAAGTGAACAAGAATATTTAAAAGGTTATGTTGTAGTTAATAATGAAAATTTATTTTTTAACCCCTATATAACAACTGGATTTATTGATGGTTTTAAAAAATTATTTAATATAAAGTCTAAACCAAAACCTGTAAATCCTTTTGTATGATAGTAGATTGTAAAATTATAATGACAAATTTAAAAGTAAGAGAATTAACCGGACAAGATTCAATTGTACTTATGCCTTTTTCTTTTGATATAAGCATGGTTACTGCATATAGACAATCACTTGATGATGATAGTATTCCTGAAGAATATACTGTAATCTATACAGAATACGGAGATACTTACTGTATTGACATATCATATGGTGAATTTAATTATATCTACAAAAAATATATAGATGATAACTCAAATAAAGAAAAATAATTATGCCTTATATAAATAAATTAGATACAGATACTGTAACAATAAACATTGGATCTCTTGGTGTTAGTTACATATTATCACCTGCAACAATTGAATTAAATAATGTAGTAGCTTATTTTACATATGTTCAATTTGACGGTGTACTAATACCTGCTTATACAACATTAATGATGGTAGGAACAGGACCTATAACAGTAAATGAAACATATGCGGCTATTGATGCGCTAATAAATCCATAAACTATGTTAATCAAACTATTTGATATACAAAATAATGTACTGATACCTACAGAACATTGTTATTCATTAAAGGCTTTAAAAGATATTATGGAAGAGTATCCGGATAATTATTTAAAAATTTATCAGTACTTATTCTATATGACTTGTCCTAATCCTGATCTGAATCCTTTTTTTTATACACCAGTATTAGATAAAGAAGATCTTATATTAAAACAAATTGAAGGAAATTTTTCTACTGAAGATGATTCTATATTTATTGCTTTAAAGTTTTGTGAAAGAATGTATGAGACTCCTACATCCAGAGCATATAATGGTATAGCATCTATGTTAGATAGATTAGGTAGATATATGGAAACTACATCTATTACAGATGGCCGGGATGGTAATATTACAGCATTAGTTAATGCGGCTGCTAAATATGAAGCTATTAGAGGGTCCTTTAAAGGAGCTTATAAAGATCTTCAAGAAGAACAGAAGAGTACAGTTAGAGGTGGTCAAGGTTTAGCATATGATTCTTAATTATGGAAAATATATATACGGATATACCCACATGGGATAATGGTACTTGGACAACTACATCATTTGAATCAAGAGATGCTTGGAGAGATTATGTACTAACTCTATTTAAAACACCCGGTGAATATGAATTTGATGAGGTAAGTAATGAAGTATTTATTATTGAGTCAACTAAATTTAGAAATGATAAAGTATATTGCTTAGCTCCTTTTAAATCTAAAGATTTTGTAACATACTGGGAAGATCAAAAAACTAAATGTAGATTAGGTGTCTTAGTCAAATCTAAAGATAAAGTATGGTATCTTTCTAGAGACTATTATATGTGGTTAAACTTCTTACCTATCTTTGATAAAGAACAACAGAAGTTTGACTTTGCCCAGATAAGAGATGCACAATATCATATGGCTTTATATGAAATACTAGCTGAGTTATTTTATAAGCATGTTGCTATTCTAAAGAAAAGACAGATAGCCTCTTCATATTTTCACGCAGGTAAGCTTATAAATCAGTTATGGTTTGAGGCCGGTGTCACACTTAAAATGGGGGCCAATCTAAAAGATTATATAAATGAGAAAGGTACTTGGAAGTTTCTATCTGAATATGCAGCTTTTCTTAATGAACATACTGCTTGGTATAGACCAATGTCTCCTGATAAAGTAATGATGTGGCAACAAAAGATTGAAGTAAGAAAAGGAGATAGAAAAGCTGAAGTAGGTTTAAAAGGAACTATACAAGGTATGTCTTTTGAAAAAAGTCCTACAAATGGAGTAGGGGGACCGGTTAAATTCTTTTTTCATGAGGAAGCTGGTATTGCTCCAAAGATGAATGTTACATATGGTTATATTAAACCTGCACTAAAATCAGGTATGATTACTACAGGATTATTTATTGCAGCAGGTTCTGTAGGTGATTTAGATCAATGTGAACCACTTATGAAAATGATTCTGGATCCAGGAGCTAATGAAATTTATGCTGTAGAAAGTAATCTTATTGATGAAGAAGGTACTATAGGTATGTCAGGATTATTTATACCTGAACAATGGTCCATGCCTCCTTACATAGATCCTTATGGTAACTCTTTAGTAGAAGAATCTTTAAAAGCTTTAGATGAGTATTTTGAAGAGATTAAAAGAACTATGGATCCTGAAGATTATCAATTAGAGATATCCCAGCATCCAAGAAATATTGCGGAAGCATTTAAACATAGAAAAGTATCTAAATTCCCATCTCATTTAGTAACAGCTCAAATAAGAAGAATAGAAGATAAAGAATATGGATATGAGTATCTTGATATATCTAGAGATGAAACAGGTAAGGTAAAAGTTAGAGATAGTAATAAGCTACCTATTAGAGAATTTCCAATGACTAAAAAGACTGAAGATAAAACAGGAGTATTAGTAGTATACGAAAGGCCACAAGGTACTCCGGGATTTGGAGAGTATTATGCATCTATTGACCCTGTAGCTGAAGGTAAGACAACTACCTCAGACTCACTGTGTTCCATATATATAATGAAAGCTCCAGTTGAAGTAACTAAGGTTACTGGTACTGAAACTGAGACCTATATAGAACAAGACAAAATAGTAGCAGCATGGTGCGGAAGATTTGATGATATTAAACAAACTCATGAAAGATTAGAATTAATAATAGAATGGTACAATGCCTGGACTGTAGTAGAAAATAATATATCTCACTTTATTAATTATATGATATCTAGAAAAAAACAAAGATATCTTGTACAGAAAGATCAGATAATGTTTCTTAAGGATCTTGGTGCTAATAAAAGTGTATTTCAAGACTATGGTTGGAGAAATACCGGTGTATTATTTAAGCATCATTTACTTAGTTATGTTATAGAATATACTAAAGAAGAACTAGATACAGTAACTAAAGAAGATGGTACTATAGTTAAAACTACTTATGGTATTGAAAGAATCCCGGATATTATGTTACTAAAAGAAATGCATGCATATGTAGATGGATTAAACGTGGATAGGTTAGTGGCCTTTTCTGCATTAGTAGCATTTATGAGAATTCAACAAGCTAACAGAGGTTTCACAAAGAAAGTAATCATGGATGAAGCAGGTAAAAATTTGGAAAAGTCAAAAAATTTATATAAATTAAACAGTAGTCCTTTTCGTAATTTAGGTAAGTCATCTAAAATGGTGAATGGTAAAAGTATGAACAGATCTGCATTTAAAAATCTTAAATAAACAATATGCAAGTAATAAACGCATTGCAGGCTAAAGCTGGAGCAAAGACACAACATAATAGATTAGGTAGTGTTACACAACCTTTACAGTTTATACCTAAGATAGAAAAAGATGAGCACTGGGCTGCTTGGAATTTAGATTGGTTAGAGTGGCAAGGCCTTAAGCAAATACGCAGAAATGCAAGAAGACTTATGAAAAACTATAAACTTGCTAAGGGTATTATAGATAAGACGGATTACATAGTAGAAGAAGATAATGAATATAAAGATATTATAGATGTATTAACTGCTGAAGATGCATCAGCTTTAGAGTTAAAATTCTATCCTATTATCCCTAATGTAATTAATGTACTTGTAGCAGAGTTTGCTAAAAGATCTACTAAACTAACTTATAGAGCTGTAGATGAATTTACATATAATGAGATGATGGAACAAAAAAGATCTATGGTAGAAGAAACCTTAATGTCTGAAGCTCAAGTAAAAATAAAGAGTGCTCTTATGGAACAAGGTTTAGATCCTGAATCTGAAGAAGCTCAACAAGAATTAAGTCCAGAAAAATTAAAATCACTTCCTGAAATAGAATCATTCTTTAAAAAAGATTATAGATCTATGGCAGAAGAATGGGCCACACATCAACATAAAGTAGATGTAGGCCGATTTAGAATGGAAGAGTTAGAAGAAAGAGCTTTTAGAGATATGCTTATTACAGATAGAGAGTTCTGGCATATGCGTATGATGGAAGATGACTATGAGGTAGAATTGTGGAATCCTGTATTATGCTTTTATCATAAGTCTCCGGATGCAAGATATATATCTCAATCAAACTATGTAGGTAAGACAGATATGATGACTGTAGCAGACGTTATAGATAAGTATGGATATCTTATGACCACAGAACAAATGGAATCTCTTGAGGCCATTTATCCTATTAGATCAGCTGGATATAATATTGGAGGTTATCAAAATGACGGTACTTTTTATGATGGTACTAAGAGTCATGAGTGGAACACTAATATGCCTTCATTAGGTATGAGACAACTTACTACTGCAATGGCTAATTCAGCACATAATGGTGGAGATATAATTAATTATATTTTATCAGAAGGTGAGGATTATTATGAACAAGGTACAGCATATTTATTAAGAGTATCTACCGGATATTGGAAGTCTCAAATAAAAGTAGGACACTTAACTAAAGTAGCTGATAATGGTCAAGTTATAGTAGAAATTGTAACTGAAGATTATAAAATTACTGATAAACCAATCTATGATACAAGACTCTTTAAAAATAAAATTAAAGATAATGTTATATATGGTGAACATATAGATTGGGTATGGATTAATAATGTATGGGGTGGTGTAAAAATTGGACCTAATATTCCATCTTTTTGGGGTATGAATAATCCTGGAGGATTTACTCCTCTATATGTAGGTATTGATAGACCTGAAATAGGGCCCCTTAAATTTCAATTTAAAGGTGATGCTACTATATATGGATGTAAGTTACCTGTAGAAGGTGCCGTATTCTCTGATAGAAATACTAAGTCAACTGCATTACTAGATCTAATGAAGCCTTATCAAATAGGTTATAATATAGTAAATAATCAAATTGCAGATATATTAATAGATGAACTAGGTACAGTAATATTATTAGATCAAAATGCTTTACCAAGACATTCTATGGGTGAAGATTGGGGTAAGAATAATTTAGCTAAAGCTTATGTAGCAATGAAGAATTTTCAGATGCTACCATTAGATACTTCTATTACTAATACAGAGAATGCATTAAACTTTCAACATTTCCAGAAATTAGACCTAGAACAGACTAACAGATTAATGTCAAGGATACAGTTAGCTAATTATTTTAAGCAACAAGCTTATGAAGTAATTGGAGTTAATCCTCAACGTATGGGTCAAGAGTTATCTAGAACTACAGCTACCGGAGTAGAACAAGCTGTTGCAGCATCTTATGCACAAACAGAAACTTACTTTATACAACACTGTGATTATTTAATGCCAAGAGTACATCAAATGCGTACAGATCTAGCACAGTATTATCATAGTACTAATCCTTCTAAAAGACTTACTTATATGACTAGTGCAGATGAGAAAGTTAATTTTGAAGTATTTGGTACTGATTTAATGTTAAGAGATTTAAATATATTCTGTACTACTACAGCTAATCATAGAGCTATCCTAGAGCAGTTAAAACAAATGTCATTACAAAATAATACTACTGGAGCTTCTATATATGATCTAGGTAAGGTAGTTCAGTCAGAATCTATTGCAGAACTTAATCATGTACTTAAAGATTCTGAAGCTAAGTTACAACAACAAAAACAGCAAGAACAACAGAATGCTAAACAAATGCAGGATGACATGATTGCTTCTCAAGAGAAACAAAAGCAAATGGATATTCAAGCTAGAGCTGAAGAACAAGCTAATCAACTTGAAAATAATGTAGTTGTTGCTGAAATTAGAGCCGCAGGTTTTGGTGCAGCAGTAGATGTTAATGAAAACAAAATGTCTGACTATCAAGATGCTATGAAGGATATCCGTCAATCTGAACAATACCAAGATCAAAGTCAATTAGAAAGACAGAAAGAAAGTAACAAGATGGTTAATCAAAATTCAAAAAATGAAATAGAAAGAGAAAAAATTGCAGCTCAAAAAGAAATAGCAGCTAATGCATTAAGAATTGCACAAACAAATAAAAATAAATTTGATAAACCACAACCTAAGAAGAAATAAGATTAGCTATATAATGCTGAAAATAATATTATAAAGTTAGATTATTTTAAATATTAGAAGTTTATTTGTTTAAAAATACGTATATTAAATTAATAACCAACAATGATAAAATGAGTGAAGAAGCACAAAATCTTACAACGGTAAGTGAAGTAGAGGTAGATCTAGATGAGATGTTTGGAATGCCAGGTGCAGAAAGTGTAATGTTACCTGATGGTGACAAAGCAGTTGAAAAACCAAAAACAATGTTCACCAAAGAGATGGTGGATACTACGTTCCTTGACACTCCAAATGCAGATACTAAAACTACTGCTGAGGAAAAGATAGAAATTAATGAGACAATAGATGAGCTAAATGGTTTAATCTCTCAAGAAGAAGATGCTGGTAATAAAGGTAGACCAAAGGTTGATAAATCTGGACTATATGAATTAGCACAAAAAATGATTGAAGAAGGTAGTTTAGTAGGATTTGATGATGACAAAGCTTTAGAAGAATATACTACTAAAGATTTCAGAGAATTGTTTGAAGCTAACTTTCAAGAGAGAGAAAATAAAGTTAGAGAAAATACACCAAAAGAATTTTTTAATTCTTTACCACAAGAATTACAAGTAGCAGCTAAGTATGTTGCTGATGGTGGTCAAGATTTAAAAGGTTTATTTAGATCATTAGCACACGTTGAAGAGATTTTTGAATTAGATGCTGATAATACAGATCACCAAGCTGAAATAGCAAGACAATATTTGTATGCTACAAATTTTGGTGATGCTGAAGAAATTGAAGCAGAGATTGAAGATTGGGGAGATATGAATAAGCTAGAACAAAAAGCTAAGCAATTCAAACCTAAGTTAGATAGAATGCAAGAAGAAATTATTGCAAGAAAGTTAGCGGATCAAGAAAATAAAAAAGAACAACAAGCTCACCAAGCAAAACAATACATGGATAATGTATATGATGTATTGTCAGTAGGAGAGTTAAGTGGTGTTAAGTTAGATAAAAAAGTTCAGAGTATGTTATACTCAGGATTAGTTCAACCTAACTATCCTTCTATATCAGGTAAACCTACAAATATGTTAGGTCATCTTTTAGAGAAGTATCAATTTGTTGAACCAAGACATGACTTAATTGCTGAAGCTTTATGGTTACTTGCTGATCCTGTAGGATATAAAGCAAAGTTACAAGAGCAAGGTGGAAAAGCAGTTACAGAAAAAACTGTAAGAATGCTTAAAACAGAAGAAGCAAGAAAGATATCATCTACTACTAATGAAGCAGATGATAAAGAAGAAAAAACAAGAAAAACAGGACAGAGAACCATACCTAGAACTTCAGGTGGTAGCATGTTCAGACGATTTTAATATAAATAAATAAATAGTACAAATGGCAACTCCAGTTTTAAACAATGGTATATTCCTACGTGATACTTCCTATGCGGCATCATCACATGTAGATTCATACCACCTTGTGAACATGCTGAAAGATGCTGAGCCGATGGACCTTGGCCCAGTAGATTTATGGGCAATGGCACAGAAAGTAGAAATGCCTCTCTATCAGCTATCAAGCTTTGGAGGGAAAAATGTTATCAATGTTGATAATGCACGTGGTGAGTACAAATGGCAAACTCCGGTTTCTCAAGACTTACCATACATTATTGAAGACATTGAATCAGGTAATGATTTCAAAGGTGTAGATGGTACTACCTTCAAAATCAAACTTAACAAACGTGAATTTGGTCATGGTGATATCATCACTTATGATAAATATAACGGTGTTGAGATGTACATTACTGCAGATGATATCCTTCCAATTGGAGATGGTTTTATCTACACAGTACAGTTAGTTAACAATGATAACTACAAATATCTTGATAACAAGTATCTTGCTAATGGAACTAAGGTTTTCCGTAAGTCTTCTGCAAGAGGTGAATATGGTGAAAGATTCTCTGACATCCAAACTAACACAGGTTTCCGTGAATTCTACAATTTTGTAGGAGGTGCTGAAGCTCACGTACATTATTCTATTTCATCACGTGCAGACTTGATGATTAAAGGTGGAATGAATGCAGATGGAACAGTTCCTGTAACTGAAATCTGGAGAAACTTTGATAAGAATATTGATCCATCTGTGAACTCTTTAGAGGACATGGTTAAAACTATGGGTAAAGATTCAGTTAAAAAAGCATTTGACAATGGTGATTTGTCACGTACTTTCTTAACTAATATGGAAGCAGCTCACTTAACTAAAATTGCTACGGATATTGAGACTTACCTTATGTGGGGTCATGGTGGACGTGTACGTCAAGATGGACCAGATGATGTTAGATTATCTGTAGGTCTTTGGAAGCAATTGGATAATTCTTACAAAAGAATTTACAATAAGAATAACTTTACATTAGACTTGTTCCGTGGAGAAATCTACAACTTCTTTAATGGTAAAGTTGAATTCCAAGGTCCAGATCCTAAACGTTCTCTAGTAGTACAAACAGGTATGGGTGGTATGCGTATGGTCAATGAGGCTATTAAACGTGAAGCTGTATCTTCTGGTTTGTTAATTCAAGCTGCAGATATTGGTGCAATCACTGGTAAAGGAATGGACTTGAATTTTGGATTTGCATATACTTCTTACGTTATTCCATTCTTGGCTAATGTTAAGTTTGTATTGAATCCAGCATTTGATAACATCCACACTAATGATATTGAAAACCCAATCATTGATGGTTTCCCATTGTCATCTTATTCTTTCATTATCTTTGATATTACTGATAATACAAATGATAATATCTTTATGTTGAAATTATCTTGGGATAACCAATTGAAGTGGTGGTATCAAAATGGTACTATGGACTACATGGGACGTACTCAAGGATTCCAATCATCTGGACAATTTAACGGTTACCGTGTAATGATGTCTCAAACAATGCCAGCTATCTGGGTTAAAGATCCAACTAAGGTTCTTAAGATTGTTATGAGAAATCCAATTACTGGTGGATCATTCTAATAATTACCCTAGAAAGAGAAGGTCCTAAACAGCCTTCTCTTTTTTCTTTTTTTTTAATAACCAACAATTAATAACCAACAAAATGAGTTACACACACATTGAAACAACAAATGCATCTAAGTCAAGTGCTATAAGTATTAAGCCTTACTTTGATCAATCAGCATCTAATATGGGCCTAGAATCTTATGGATTATCTTTATTTGATGGAGTTACACATAATGAACAATTAGGATGTACTGAAAAAAACGGAGTAGTACATTACCTAACTGGTTTAAATGAATTTGCTTCAGAAATTAAGTTAATGAAAAACCCTGAAGAGAAAGCTGCAAAAATTAGAGAGATAAGAACAGCAGTTGCAGAACTTGAAGCAGAGTTAGCAGCTAATGTATTAGATATTGAGGATCCACAATTTTGGACTAAAGTGATTTTGATTAAACCAGATAATGCTGAATTCTTTAATAAGATATCATTATCATGTGGAAACAATCCTGTATTCTTAGATCCATCAGATCCATTTGATAGAATTAAATTATACGCAATTGAAAACGGAGGCTTTTCTATAGTAGCTAGAAGTTATGAAGATGCAAGATCAAGAGCAGTACCACCTAAGTTTTATTTAGATAAAATAGAGGAGACTATTATTGTTAAAACTGAATATAAGAAATTAAGAAATAAAGCTGGTGCAGAATTGCAAAAACTTTATGATAAAAATAGTGCAAAGTTATTTTACGTTGCAAAAGCTGTGGATACTACAAGTGTTCAATATAAAAAAACAACTCCTAATGATGTACTATATGAGAGTATGGACAGACATATTAGTGGTGAAGGTACTGAAGGAAATAAGGAAAGAGCTGCAAATGGTTTCTTAGAAGCTGCAGCTTTAGACATGGAAACATTAAAAATTAAAGCAATTGTTAAAGATTCCATATTTTTTAAGTATATTATTAATAAGGCAGATGGACATATTTATCATGCATCAACAAATACGTTGTTAGGTAGAAATGTTTCAGATGTAATAGAGTTTCTCAAGAACCCAATGAATGAGGATATATTGAAAGATATGAATCAGAAAATTGAGAAACTGTGGAATATGTAACTATATATAAAATAAAATAAGATGCCAAGAAAAACTACAGTAATTGATCCGGAAGGAAATAAAGTTACTACTAAAACTAGACAAACAAATGTATTTGGACCTAAAGGTTCATCTAAAGTTGTAACAAAATTTGCTACACCTGAATCATTTAAAAAACGTAAACAAGTAGAAACTTATAGTGCACCAACTCCATCAGATGATGAACTAGGTATAAAATCAAAAGGTGGTGCAACTAAAAAAATGTACAAAACAGGTGGTATGGTAAATGCTAACTCTAAAGTTTCTGCTAGTAAAACAGCAACTGGTAGAGTAGGTGGTATTACTAAAGCAATTTCTAAAGTTGCTGTTAAAGCTGCTTCTCCAAAAGGAAGAGTAGGTGGTATATCAACTGCTCCTAAAAAAGCTTCACCAAAAAAGAAATAATATCATGGCAAAGAAACTAGGATGTGCTTCTTGTGGAGGCACAAAGAAAATGGCTAAAGGAGGACAAGCGTCCTCCCGTGCTATTAATACTAAAGGAGCTGGTTATGCTCCTACACAAACTGGAAGTGGTAAATTACCTAGTGTAGGTATTTATGGTATGCCTAGTACTAATACAGCTAATGCTGGTATTGCTACTATGAAAAAAGGTGGTACTATAAGTAGTAGAGCTGTACAAACATCTTGTAAACAAGGTTACGTAAGATCTGCTTCTGGAAAATGTGTTAAAGAAAGAGCAAGATTTGGAGATTAATATTTAGTATCATGGCAATAACTAAAAAAGTACTGAAACCAAAACCTGTAAGTAAAAAACAAACTCCAGGTTATTCTGCTAATAATACTAGCACCCTTAATCAAGTTGGTGTTAAAATGAAAAAAGGCGGAACAGTTAAAGATAAAAA